GGTTTGTATAATACTTATTTATAACGATTTGTATAAATAGTTGTATGAAAAAAACATATTCTGGATCATGGAAACCTAAGAACCTTCATAAGTATAAAGGTGATCCCAACAAAATACACTACAGATCATTATGGGAACGCAATGCATTTAGACATTTAGATGATGCATCATGGGTTAAATGGTGGAACTCTGAAGAAACTGTGATAGGTTATATATGCAAAACAGATAATAAACCACATAGATATTTTGTTGACCTCACTATAAGAACTACAAAGGGTGAGACCTGGCTAGTTGAAATCAAACCATCGTCGCAAACTGTACCACCTAAACGTAAAAAACTCAATGAAGCATTAACCTATATGAAAAACGTTTCTAAGTGGGAATATGCAACTAAGTTTTGTGATGACCGTGGATATAAGTTTTATATATGGACTGAGAAAGAACTTGAAGCTATGGGTATCAAAACTATGACTCTAAAATATAAAGCTAGCAAAACAAAGACTGGTAAAAGAATATGGAAATCACTTAAAAAAAGAGTATAAATATAGTTATGATTAAAGAAGATGACGATGACGGCAAGTTAGAATTGTCCCTAAGAATACTTGGGAACGAAATAATAGGCTTTAAAATGGTAGTAGATGATTTTAAAATGAAGTGGATGCTGGTTGGTTTAGTAGCTATCGGTGCCATCTCATGGATTATGGTAGCATTCGGACCTCAATTAATGGAGACATTTAGTGGCTAGTTTATTCGATAAGTTAGAAGCAGAAGCATTTCGTAAAGGATTAGAAACTCGTAGTAAAGAAGCATCTAATTGGTTTGCAAAGAATGTTGCAAAGCTTGGTAATATTAATTCGACAAAAATGTTAGGTGATGATAGATTAAGAAAACAGGCTGGAGCTTCACCAGGTGATATGGTAATGTATACATATAATCCAAAGCATAAAGAGACTTTGCCTTACTATGATACATTCCCATTAACAATTGTTGTGGGTCCTGCGAAAGATGGTTTTTATGGTATTAACTTACACTACTTACCACCTAAAGTTCGTGCAATCTTCTTAGACAAATTAAATGATGTTGCATCTAATCAAAAGTTTAATGCAACAACAAGATTTAAAATAACATATAAATTATTACAATCTACACAGAACTATAAGTATTTTAAACCATGCTTTAAACATTATTTGACAAAAGGTGTAACCTCAAACATTATGAAAGTAAATGCAGCGGAATGGAATATAGCAATATTTTTACAAACAGCATCATTCAAGAAAGCAAGTAAAGCTAAAGTTTGGGCTGATTCAAGGAGTCAATACTAATGTCATTACCAGTAAGCATAGATACAATGAAGTCTACAATTAATCGTAGAGGCGGTTTAGCAAGATCAAATAGATTTGGTGTATATATTAACCATCCTTCAAAAAGTATGAATAGCTTATTGAATTTTAATCCCGCAACATTATTAAGCAATTTAATCTCAGGTGATGGTGTAAATGCTGGAGATTTTATTAGTGATCCAAGAGATATGTTTATATTATGTAGAAATGTTCAACTACCAGGAAAAAGAATATCTACAACAGAAGCTACACATAATCATCACTTATCTAAAAAACCATATGGAGCAATTGCAGATGAAGTGACTATGACATTCTTATTAACGAATGATTATTATATCAAGAAGTATTTTGATATGTGGCAAGAGATGATTGTAGATACTTCAAGTAGACATTATAAAACATTCTATAAAAATGATTATGTTACTGATGTGACAATACAACAATTGTCTTCTGGTAACAATGTTGTGCCAGGATATTCAATAATATTACAAAATGCATATCCTATACAAGTAGGAGCTATTGAATTAAGTTCTGAAGGAGATGGATTAATGGAAGTAACTATTACATTTGAATACGATAATTATAGAAGCGTTGGATTAGTAGATGGGTTCTCAGAAATTGCTGATAACTTATTACAAATAGGAAGAAGTACATTAGATACATTTAATAGATTATTTTAATTTTTAATATGGAGTAAAATTGATATGTTGCCAAAAATTGCAACCCCAAAGTATGATATGATTGTGCCCTCAACGGGCGAGAGTATTACATACAGACCATATTTGGTCAAAGAAGAGAAGATATTGTTAATAGCAATGGAATCTCAAAGTGATGAAGCAATGGAAACTGCTGTTATTGATATCATTAAGGTGTGTGTAGAAACACCGATTAATGTAAAAACTTTAACAACATTTGACATTGAATATATTTTTGTAAACTTAAGAGCAAAGTCAGTAGGTGAAGGTATAAAACTTAGCCCAACTTGTGAACATTGTGAAGAAGTAAACGAAGATATTAAAGTTGATTTAGACAAAGTAATAGTGTCAGGCCTTGAAGAAGAGATTGACATGCGTGTTAAGTTAACAGATGATATATCTGTTGATGTAACTTGGCCAACTATGAAAAATAAATTAACTGAAGCTGAGATGAAAACTGGTACTGATACACTTATTAATATGGTGGCTAGAGGTATCGGAACAATTTATAGCGGTGAAGAAATATATGCGGCTTCTGATTCTACTAAAAAAGAATTAGTAGAATTTGTTGAGAGTTTAGGGTCTGACCAATTTAATGCTTTATTAACTAAAGTTTCTGAAGCACCACAATTGACTTATGACTTAGAGTTTAAATGTAAAGCTTGTGGAGAAGATAACAAGCTGGAGTTGAAGGGATTAGCTGATTTTTTTCAATAACCCTTTCTCATACTAATATTGGGCATTATTACAAAACTAATTTTGCATTATTGTCCCAATTTAATTTTGCATTAACTGAACTTGATGACATGATGCCGTGGGAAAGGGAAATATATGTTTCTCTTGTGGAAGACCACGTAAAAAAAGAAAACGAGAGGATAAAAAAACAAAATGGCTAAAGACAATCTAGGATTATTAAACGAAATATCAAATCAGTTAAAGAAGCTGAATCAGCAAAGCATCCGACAGGATTTGCAGAATAAAGAATATCAGGAGAGACAACTTGCTCAAGCTGCTGGAGGAGAAACAGCTCAGGATGCAGGTCAGTTTACAATTACTGCTGCTGAAGATTTTAAACGAAGAGCCAAGGCTAGTATATTTTCTACTAAGCTTGCTGAATCAGTCACAAATAGTGGTAAGAGAGCCAAAGATACCGTTAAAGAAAATAAGGCAAAAGAAAAAGACAGGAAGCGAGAGAAAAAAGATATGCAGCTTCAAGCTGTTAGAACTGCTGATAAGCGTGTTGGTTTATCGACTGTTGTAGAAAAAGCTAAAGAGCTTAATATGATAGAAGAAGATGAACTTGGCCAACTAAGACTAATTAAAGTAAATAGTGATGCGCTAGTGCAAATGCTTGGTGGTATTAGACATGTGCTTGGAATGAGTAATAAGGCAACTGAAAAAGCACGTAAAGCTGCTATTAAAGCTGCAATGAATGCCAAAAGAGATAAAGAAGAAGATAAAAGAGAAAATAAAAAGAAAGATGAGAAAGTAGTTAAGATGGGTAAGCTTGGTACGTTTATGAAAGATGGTCCAAAAAGTGGTTTTGGTAACAATTTAATGGGTACGCTTTTAGGTGGTTTAGTAGTTGGTGCTGGTTTAGCAATTAAATCTATGATCGATGGGTTTAAAGCCGGTGGTTTAAAAGGTGCTATTAAAAAATTATTTTTTGGAAATGGTGAAGGTGGTTTAGGAAATGCAATTGCTGGAGCATTTAAAGTAGGTGCTACATTTGCTACTGCAGGATTATTAATAGGTGGTCCTGTGGGTGCATTAGTTGGTGGTTTAATAGGTATGGCTGTAGGCGCATTTACTGGATATTTTGGAACTGATGCAATCGGTGAAAAATTTTCAGCTGCTGGTGACTTTGTAGGTGAAGCGGTAGACGGAATTATATCTAGAATTAAAACATTCGGAATGGGATTAGCTCATGCCATATATAAACCTGCTCAGAAAGGTAACGTTGCGGCAAATGATACAAAAGCACAATTTTTTGGTAGAGAAGTAAATTGGACTTTAACAGGTATTGGTGATAAGGTTGCAGAGGCTTGGAATGGTGGATTTGCTTGGCTGAAAGAAAAAATATCAAATATTGCAAAATCGATATATGATAAAGATACAGGAGTAATATTAGGTGGTGTATTTACTATGCCAGACTGGTTTGGCGATGTAAAAGAAAGTGTAATGAAAGTTTGGAATGGTTTAAAGAATTTTGGAATGACTATAAAAAGAGGTGTTATAGGATTATTACCAGATTGGTTAACAGATAGATTAGGAATGACTGTAAACGGTAGAATACCTGCATCTGAACTGGGATTAAATGTACCAGGATCTTCTGTTGGTGGTAATGTTTCAACTGCTTTAAATAATCCAGGTATGGGATTAGGCGATATAGCATACGAAAGATCATTAGGTGAAGTAGTTAATTATGCTAAAGCTGTTAATAACCCATCACGACAAGCAACACGAACACTGGAGAACCTCTATAAATACGGTAATCCAGGTTCAGACGTTGCTAATGCACATATGGCAAGAGTTATGTCATCATATGGCGAAAGAAAAGGAATAGATTTAACAGCAACAGAAAGACTTAGACAGAGAGATATGAATCTTGCGATGGATGGATACGGCATGCGTAATGGCGGTGTAAATATAACTACAGATGCATCAAACAATACTGGTGCTGTTATTGTTAATAATAACTATATGGATTCAGGAGGTAGCTCATCATCAGTAGATATACATACTCATATGGTACAAGGAGTATACCCTCCAAGTATGCTGCCATCAAACCCATTCTTTAAAATGGCCGGCCAATATTAAAAAAGGGGACTTTCGTCCCCTTCTCAATAACTGATTAACTCTTAAGCTTCAGCTGCTAGTTTAGCAAAATAACTCATAGTGTCATCATTGTCTGAATCAGCTCTGGCTACTGGATCAGCAGCTGTCGCAACAGGATCAGACATTGCAGGTGCATCATTAAATGGAGCATCATCTTCGACTGCTGCCATCTTTACTTCCTCACCTAACACACGTGTCAACTTAAGATTAAGTTCACTG